TGCCGTTTATCTATGCAATCAGTGATGCACGTCCTTACATCCGACAGACTGCACCGTTCCGTAAGGAACAGTTTGACAATCAGACTGAACCAGGTGAGCAATCACTTACTGGTTGGTGGATTCGTAGTCAGATGTCCTTTCATGGTGGAGACGGTATTACTTTCTTTGACCCAGCACAGACATCAGCACGCTCACCCGACCACTATCGCTTTGCCGATAGCAAGGGTGTAAATGTTTGGGACCAGGGTAAGGTAACTCTTCTTAACGGCGTTACCAATACTCACCAGACCACTGGTCCAGTTGTAGGTACAGACCATCAGCACCCCAATCAACATGCACGCTCTATTCAATGGAGTGGCATAGATGGCGTCTTACTTCATGATGAATTTGATGTAGACAAAATCTCGGCTAACGGTACAGTTACACATTACATTGACTACACTGGCGGAACAGATGAAAAAGTATATGCAATCTGTGATGATGGTATTAACGCATACTGGGTGACTAATAAAGTCGCAGGTGGTTCAAACAAAATACACATGTTTAAGAAGCCACTAACTGGTTCATCGGCTAGCACTGCAGATGAAACACTTATGTTTACTGCTACTGGTGTAATTGTTTATGCAACTATGGAGTTCATTAAAGACCGTATTATTCTTTGTATAAACAATGCTGTGTATGAACTAGCAACTAATGCATCTGCACTCCCTAGCCCAGTATACACTAACCCTAATACTAATTACCACTATACATCCGTGGCTGCGTCTGGTCCTGCTATCTACACTGCAGGACATTCAGGTATCTATTCAACCATTCAAAAGTACACACTGTCTACTGCTGGCGTAATGCCAACATTAACATCTGCTGTTGTTGCAGCAGAACTACCTGCTGGTGAGTTCGTAGAAAAGTTGTATTACTACCTAGGTTACATGTGCATTGGAACCAATAAGGGTATCCGCATTGCTGCGATTAATGACCAAGATGGCTCCCTTAACTACGGTCCACTTATTGTAGAAACATCACAACCAGTCTATGACTTTGCTGGTAGAGATAGGTTTATCTGGGCAGCAGCAGGAGTCGGAGCACTAGATGCTGGACTTATCCGCATCGACCTTAGCCTAGAGATAGAACCATTACGCTTTGCTTATGCAAACGATGTGTATGCTACACAGACAACGGTACACTATACAACAGCAGTAGCCTTCCTTGGTACTACTAACCGTATTACTTTTGCTACGGCATACAATGTAACTGATGGTGCAATATACCTTGAGTCAACTAATCTTCTTGTGTCTGGTTACTTACAGACTGGTTACATTAGATACAATACATTAGAGCCTAAGAACTTCAAGCGTCTTATTGCTCGAGGTGATTTCACCCGTGGGTCAATAACATTAGAAACTGTTGATGCAGATGGAACTGAATACGATGTCATATCTTACGATGCTAACGTCCCTCCAGTTGAGGTGACAACATCTGTGCCACAAAATGCACAGGAGTATTTAGCATACAAGTTTATTCTATACCGTGATGCAACTGATGCTACCAAAGGACCAATCATGGAAGGCTATCAGGCTAAAGCAACTATCGCTACGCCTCGTCAACGAGTAATGAAGTTTCCTGTCTATTGTTATGATGTAGAAACAGATAAATATAATGTACTAACGGGATATGAAGGACGAGCATTTGACAGAATCAACCAATTGGAATCTGTTGAAGAAAGTGGAGATGTTATAACATGGCAGGACCTCACTACAGGTGAGTCACGTCAGGCTGTAATAGAACAAATCTCATTTACCCGACTAACTCCACCTGACCGTGGCTTTAATGGTTATGGTGGCATCATTGATATCACGATAAGGACTGTGTAATGCAAGCACAAGATTATGCAACCGTTGCTGTTGCTGTAATGACAATTGTAGGTGGTTTTGCTGCAGCGGTACGCTGGATGGTTAAGCACTATCTTAATGAACTCAAGCCTAATGGTGGTTCAAGCGTCAAAGATTCTATTACTAGATTAGAAACAAAGGTAGAAGTTCTCTATCAAATGATGTTACAAAGAGGGAAGAATGAATGAAGAATGTTGTCAAGAGAGCCACACCTGCCGCTATTGCTGTCCTTCGACAAGCCACAGCGATAGCGCCATCTCGTATGAAAGCATCCGATGGGCTTCTGCCGTCGAACGCTCATCTCAAACAGAGTCCAACCAGCGACCATAACACTGGACTTGCCGTTGACCTAACACATGACCCTAAGAATGGAATTGATTGTGCTGACATTTTTGAAAAACTTAAGGAAGATAAGCGGGTTACTTACCTCATCTTCAAAGGCACGATATGGTCTAAAGAAAAGGCTAAACAAGGAAACAGACAGTACACTGGGAGTAATCCTCATAACAGGCATTTACATATTTCTATTGATGCTGCTTGCTCTGCCGATACTTCTCCATGGTTTTGGTGGCTGAACCAACCTAAAATTATTAATCAAGTTATTGCTAAAGTAACACCAGTACCTGCTAAGAAAGCATATACAAAACAAGTTTGTACTTGCTGCAAATTGCACAGTACAAAATCCTAATCCCCTAGGAGGAATAATGGAACAATTCAAACAACTCGGACTAACATGGTTTCGTGCAGCAGCAGCATCTGCTGTAGCACTTTACCTTGCAGGAGAGACAGACCTAAAGACCTTAGCAATGGCAGCAATCGCTGGCTTTGCTGGTCCACTACTCAAGTGGCTAGATAACTCTGCTCCTGAGTTTGGTCGCGGTTCAAAGTAGTATCCATTTAAGGGGCCTAGCAGCCCCATAGACAGAAGAAACCCCCAGAACTGGTGTTTACATACCAGAACTGGGGGTTTTTTCTATTTCTGCAGGGCAGAAAGTATGTCTTCAACCTTAATAAGGTAGCCCTTACTTGGGTTGGGAGGTATGTTGCAAGTAATGGCTCTTCCCCGAACCGTTACTACTTGTTTGAGTACCTCCGTTGGTACCAGCAGGGTTGCCCCCTCCAATACGAAAGCCCAGTATTCTGCTTTAGTACTGGACAATCCTGATAGATACCAATTCTCATTGTTGTGCGACCAGCAAACTGTTTCTATGTATAGGTTGCCAGTATCTTTCCATTTCAAATCTGTTTTTACTTCTACTGTCTTGCCACCTGTTAGTAGTTGTTCTACTAACCCTTCTCCTTCATGTCCCTTTGCTAGGTCTAAGTCGAAGTCTGATAGTTTGCTCATGGGTATCCTAAGTATAGTGGCTTGGCTATGATGTTAAGTTTCTTTCTCATTAGTTTACGTTCATACTCTGTGGTTCCACCCCAGAATCCAAAGACAGCGTTCTTAAGTGAGTAGTCTAGGCACTGCTTCTTAACCTCACAGTTACTACAGATTTTTTTAAGCATCTTAACTTCTCTATATGTAGAACTACCATCTGGTACAAAGAACTCCTCTGACTCTACACTTCTGCAATTAGGTGTGCCTTGCCAGTTTGGATACTCCATTAGTATTCCAATCCTATGTACCAGAACCCAAGTTGCATATCAGTAAAATGTCTATTAATAGTAAAACCAATACCAAATCCAGACAAGCGACCATAGGTTAACCATTTGTTTTTACCTAGTTTTTTTGCTGTCATCTATCCTCCTGTTGAGTAGAAGCCTGTGCCGTTAAACTTGATGGCTGGTGCTGACCATATACGCTGCATGATTTCACCACAAGTTGTGCAGGCTGGCGGTATATTCTCGCTTACTTCAATTACATCTGAGCAACAATTACATTTAAAATCAAACAGTGGCATTAGTCAAACTCCTGGCCCGTTGGGTGAGGGAGTGTGACCATTGACCCACAGTTAGCGCACTCTCCATCAAGGAAATAAAAGCATATTTCACCTTGGTCAAATGCAACAAGCGCATGAAATACATCCCCTCCACATACGCAAACATCTCCAATAGATTCTCCTCGCAAGTCCATAGCGTGCGTGTAATCCGTTGGATGTAGTAACTCTCTGATTTCTTTAACGACATCATTCTCCTCGTTCGTCATCATCTGCCTCTACTAAATCATCATCAGGCTGTGGCTTCCATCCGCCTAGGTTTCTAATTAGAGATGCAATAGTTCTTTGAACTTTCATTCGTGCACCATCTGGTGTTGTGTCTAACTCTTTGGCTGTCTCACTCCACTCGGGATTGTCCACTGTGAATCTAACCTTGAGGATAAACTGCTTTGCTTCTGACAGTTTATAATATGCTGCTGCAATATCAGACCTAAGTACTAGCCAGTTGTTGCCATCATTAGCAGCCTCTGACTTGTTGAACTTAAAGTTAAGGTCTTTAATCTTAGTTGGAATCTCATACGACTCAGCAATGATTGATGGTAAGAACGCTTCGATAACAGATGCATCGTAGTAGTAGAGGTCAAGCAACTCATAGCCAACCGTCCGTGCCTTCTCGCGTTCACAATAAGTAATTGCTTTATTGCGAAGAGACTTGGCTATGAGTTTGTCCTTGTCTTTTCTTGGCAGTGCTGACCACTCTTTGTACTTAACTGGATGACTAACGAACCATATCCACAGCACCTGCTGTATGTCTTGTTGGTCAGTCATTGGGTATTTGCGCTGGTATTCGGCAGCAATAGCCACAACCATCTGCTCATACTCTTCTAAGTAGTCCACGTTATCCCTCTGCTACGCCTTCCCATTGTCGCCTTTGCACCAATAGTCCGATTATTGCATAGTTTGCTAGGTCAATAAAGGTATCTTCAATACTTTCATAGTTGGGCGTGTCGTTACTTTTGTAGTAAAGGTTTTCCAATCGTGCCATCTTGTCATGCATACGCACAAGTAGTCCATTCATTGCACCACCTGGAGCATTGGCTATGTTAAATGGGCCGTAGTCTTGATGCTTACGCACCATAATTATACGCAGTTCATTTAATATATCTTCAAAATTATTCAGGTCTTTCATCAAGTATCTCCCTAGCCTGTTCTTCAAAGTCCATCATTGCTTCTTGCACTAACACTTCTTCTACAATCTCATCTCCATGTCCTGCTTCTGATGATACTAGCACGGCTGCCAGCATAGTTAGCATGCTGTTTGCTTTATCGTGGTCTACTTTGTTTGCTATCCATACATCTCTTAGCGCATTAAGGATATCTAATCCTTTGCTGTTGGAGATTGGTATTCCTATGTACCTTGGGTGTTCTCTAATAAAATCCCATACTTCTTCACCGTTATTAAGAAATGCATTTTCGGATTCGCTCATTAATAAACTCTGCCCCCTCTAGCATTACTATGCTGTTTACATCATGCCCTTCTGGCATCTGCACTATATTAACATTACCTAACTCTCGGCTAACCTTCTTGCCAAAATCCATACCTGCTGTATCACCATCTGCTAATACAATTACTGTATCAAAGTCATCTAATATCTTAGAGTAAAAAGGTTTCCAATTGTTGGCCCCTGGAATACCTATGGCTGGATGGTTAGTCTTGACACTAACTGTAATGCAATCTATTTCTCCCTCTGTCACACAGATATAATCTGATGCAGTAAGAACTACTTGTGCATTGAACATGCTGGTCTTAGCACCTGGCATGCCCATATACTTTGGGTCAGCATTACCTATTGCTCTAAATCTAATATCAACTACACCTGATGGTGTTATGTAGGGTATTGCCAGCCTACCTGTGTACTGTTCATGACCTGGAAGAGCGTCCTTTACCACTCCAAGATGAAAGCGTTGCGCCTCTTCGACCGAGAGATTGCGTGTTGCTAGATACTCTGCTGCTAGATGAATCTGACTTGCGTACTGGTGCGTCGCCTGTAAGAGAAATTGTCTGTGCGAACTTGACAGCCTCACTGTAGTTACCTCCTTCTCTATGCATAATTAAATCGTATACATCTCCACCAACACCACATCCGTGGCATTTGAATCTTTCTTCTTCAAAGTTAATACCTGCTGATGCATGACTATCACTATGAAATGGACACTTAATTTTGCGCCAGCCGTGTCCCTCAGCAGGCACGGCTGCGCCTACATATCTTAAGTAGTCTGCGATACTATGTTTCACCCATTGCCTTTCTGATAAGGGCTAGCCAAATGCTGGCTGGCATTGTGCAATACCACTCACCAACATCTGACTTGCCTTTCCGCTTATGCAGAACTGTCCCAGTCCACGCGTTATCATTCTTAATTTCTACTTCTAACTCTTTGACCCAAGCGCTCAAGTCCATGCGGACGTGGTCTTTAACCTCGATAGTCACTCCATTCACACCGCTGATATCACCTTTGTCTAGTTGTGCTCCTGCGATTCTGCGGTCTGCATATGGAAAGCCATTAACCTTTAACCACTTGACAGCATCTGCTTCTGCCTTGCTGCCTTTACGCTTGGCTGGTGTACTCATTCTTTAGGTAGTTCCCTAATAATATTAATTACCCAACCATTGCCTTCACCTTTTTCTGCACGTTGTTGTGCAATGTTAAGGCTAGATGCACGAATAATTTTTACTTTATTTTTTTCATATGTTACTTCATACTTAGGCATTACATTACCTCTTCCTGTTGGTATCTAACTGCTACATCTTCTAAGTACATAGACTCAGGATTAAATGACAGAGTAACATAGTTACTGCCTGTCTGGTCAGCCCGTCCGTATCTGTTTTTAACTGGGGCTACACATAAATATGTTTCGTCTCCCTGTTTCATCTGTCCGATTGTAAGTACCATTGCTGGTATCTGATTGACCATACCTTGCACTGCGCTACGCGGCTGACAAGGATAGCCATCAAAGCCCTCCTTGGTATGGTGTAGTACCAACACTGCTGCGTTGGTATCTCTGGCTAGATACTTAAGTTCTTTCATAACGGCACGCATTGCACCGAACTCATCGTACCCATCCATTGCTACATCCATTAGGTTGTCTACCACAATTAAGGTAGGACTCTTACCCCATACAGTTTCAAATGCTGAGACTTCATCATCCAAGTCTTTGAGTGTAGGGCTAGATTCAAATGACCAGAACAAATGATTGTTGAGTTGCAGTATTTCATGTGACTTGTCTGGGTTATTCTTTAGCAAACTTTCTGCTGCTGTCTGTGTCATCTTGCCAGTCATGGCAATCAAACGCATAGCCATTGTATGTGCATTGGTATCTGCTGAAAAGTAAAGTGTCGGATGTTTTGTTTTTGCAGCAATAGACAATGCAACTGATGACTTGCCTGCACCTGGAGTGCCAGCGATTACAGTTACTTCTGCTCGACGCAGAATAATACCAGCCCTTTCAAATGCAGCAAAGGCAGGTGGCAACGGTTCGCCACCCACCTCTGCTTTATTTATAGAGCGTTTGAGGGTCTTCACTTAATCTGTTCTGGAACAAAGGTGTTCCATTCAGGTGACTGAACTGTTACATATTGGTTCTTACACTTGTCGAAAGCACCCTTAGGTGCTGGACAAAACCAACCCTTGTATGGCTTACCATCTTTACCCATACCTTGAATTGCTGTCATCTTACCGTGTGGACAATTACGTCCACCAATGATTTGAGTTGGTGCTGGTGCATATTCTTGGGCAGGAATTGTTGTTCCTGTTTCAATGATGTTGCCATTGAACGCTGCTGCTACTGACTGTGCTGTTGGGGCTGGAGTACCGCGTACTGCGGACTCTAGTTCTTGTGCTGCTGATGCGATTGCATGCACTGATAGTGCAATGATGTTGTCTAGTTCATCTCCGCTTTCTGCGCGGACTGTTACAAGACTACCTGCTGGTGTCTTTACTGTGATACTGATTGGTGCTTCGGTGCTAGGCACTATCTTCTCCTTGCTCAAATGGAGTGGCTAGACCCTTTTGGTCACGCCACTGTCTTACTTTCATTGCAAACTGTACACCTTTCCATCCTTCTTTGATGTCAATCCATACTAGTTTGCATGTTCCTGTCCCTGCTGGGGCATGAATTATAATTGCTTTATCTTTGTTGATGTCGCCCCATGTGCCACGGCTTGCCGTGTCCACCATATACGGCATGCCGTTGGCATAGATTGCTAACTGCATTGATATATTATTTGGATGGTCGATGCGACCTGTCTTAAGGTCAGCAATGAATCGCTCACCCTTGTACTCAACAACTCTATCTGGTGTTCCAGCAATTTTAAACTTATCAAGAACTGTGAACTGTTCAATGAATAGGTTAGTTAATATACTGGTTGCCTGTTCGTAGGCTTTGATATCTGGCATCCATTGTTCTGGTACTGGACCTAACTCTAATCCTAAATCTAACTTTTCTGTTAGTGCATGTATGGCTGTGCCTATTGTTGCTGCCTTACTTGCACCTGCTGCATCCATTGCTTCTTCGATGTATGCATTAACTAACTTATTATCTTCTGCTGCTACACCTATTGCTAGTAGTAGGTCTGGTCTGCTTGTTAAACCTATTGCTGCCATTCGCATTTTCCATGCAGTCAATGCTGACGCATCATCAAGACTGTTGGCTATTGTAGTAGCACGAGTATATGCAACCGCAGCGCCACCTTTAGGCGGTACAACCATTGGTCTACCGTATCTATCTCTTGCTATTTCTGTTGGCATTTGTCTCCTTGTTTAGTGTCCCGTGTTCGCAGATGGCGGGACCACCCATCCCCAAGTCTAACACATAGTAGAAATGAACAAACTCCTATGTGTCAGATAGCGCTGCTGATGTTGGTTACTCACGCTCGATTTCTTGCACTCGTACATCTGGGTCGTGCAACTCTAAGTCGTAGCCGCTGACTTCGATGTTGTCCGTAATGATATCTTCAACTTCCTCAGGGGAGGTAGCCTTGATACCAGTAACAGTAACTGTAATCTCTACAGTTGCTGACCATGTTGTAGTGAGTACATCTGAACCGATTGCTTCAAGCAATTCATTAACGTCGTCACGATTAACTGTTGCTTCATCTGAACCATCATCAAATGCTTCTGAAAAGAAATCATACACCCTGCTACGGGTGGAGACAACCTTTCTATATGCTTCTTGTGCTTCAAGTTTGACTGACTCAAGTCGCAACTTTAATGAAGTCTCACTCTTGATTAGTTCTTTGAGTGATTCTTCTGTGAAGTTGTAGGTTGTTCCGTCTACTGTGATTGGATTTAGGTACATCATTCTCCTTAGATAGAAAGTAATTCTAGTGCTCGTAGTTTGATGCCATCATTGCGCCCTGCTAGGGTAGCAATACTAGCATCTTTCTGAGAGTAATGGTCAGCATATTCTACAACTGCTTGCCACAAACCAAACTCTGTATCGCGAATGTTCTCTTGCGTTGGGCTATCTGAGTAGATAGCAAACGCTTTCTGCCGTGCGTTTAGAGCACGGGACTTAGCGTTCTTTTCACCCTTGGATAGTAGGTGTAGCGGTGCGTTCTCTATCTTGGTTGGCAATGCCCATACCTTTTTGAAGTAGGCTGTTGCTTTGTTGATGTCTGACTCACGTTGCATGAGATGGTTAGCCAGGTTGCTATACATATCAATGCTTGAGTAGGTTAGGTCAAGAAGGTTTCGCATATCAGATACTGATAGCACTGCGTTTTGTGTATGACGCAGCGTATAGGTATGTGCTTTGTCCTTGGCTCTAAAGATACGATTGATTTGATTGGCACAAAACAATCGCTCAATGATAGGGCGTAGTACTACTGATGATGAACCATCATGACTGGTCTTGGCTAGCAAGAAGGCAGCATGTGGGTCGCCCTTGATTTCCATCTCTTTTGGTAATGACATGAGCATCCATACTTTTGCTCCGTCATCGTACTCACCTGCTGCTGCATAGCGAGCCTCTCCTGAATCAATCAATCCATCTAGTGAACCAAAGACTTCAGAGTTCTGAAAGACTTTGTACTTGTTACCCACTACACCAATGACTGACTCTTTTCCATCGTGTGTTTTTACGACTGCTTGCTTCTTTGGTACATGCAAGAAGTCGGAGGTGTGCATCTCAGATAATCCAACAGTCCAGTTAAGTCCTGCTTGCTGTGCTACTTGTGCTGCGCTGGTTGCTTCAACGGCTACGCCTGCTTTAATCCAGGCTGAGCGGTTCTTTACTACATCTGCTGTAGTGTTTGTCATATTTAGATACCCATTCCTTCTTTAACCTTTGGGTGTAGTTCGTATGTCATAGCAACGAACGCACCTGCAGGCCAGCCTGAATTGAATACACGATTAAGTAACAGGGCTAGTGAATAACTTGGATTATGTTCTAGTGCTCGTGATAGAACTTCTGTTGCAAATTCATCTTCGATTGAGTATAGATTTGCAGCCAATACACTAGCAACTGGTGCGATGAACTCACCTGGAATTACATCCATAAAGCAAGCAAGATATGTATTAACTGCTGCAATTGGACGCTCAGATGGTAGACCTAACATAAAGTCACGCAACTGAATGTCTCTATGCATGCCTGCTGTTATCTCTGCAATGTGGTCGAAGTCTGGCGCTTCGCCCGAATCAATCTGTGTATAGATTGCATCTGTCAAACGCTTACGTTGCGCTAACAGTGGTGCTTCTTTACCATTCTCATCTGTAAGAATAGTAAGATAGTTTTGTACTTCTTCTACTGTTACTGTCATTTGCTTTCCTTTTCTTTTTGTTGGGTTGTGTATATCCATGCCCATTCCATAGGGTATGTACTTCTTGGCAAGCCATTTCTGACTACATCCAATGCTTCATCACCATCTTCTGCATACACACTAAAGACTATGCACACATCATATATATCAGTACCATCCATAGTTATAAGTACTTTGCTATTTGCTTCATGGTTGAAGCATTAACTGTTGTTTCATCTGTCATGCGTAGTATTGATAAAGCGTTTGTAATATCATCTACAATTTCTTTGTATTGATAGTCACGAATAGATTCAAACGTACGCTCAGGCATGGCAGGTAAATCACTATCACTATATGGAACATCGTAATCAATGTTTACTGTATTTTGCCATTGGCGTATGTTTGTTCTAAAGTTAATTGCTTTATCAATATGTTTAATGGCATAGTCTGTTATTGACTTTTGCCATGCAGCAAATTCTTGTTGGAACTTTGCTTCATATTCTTCTTGATTTGCGTACTCATTTTTGACTGATGTTAACTTGGCTTCCAACGCAGTAATTACTTTTTGCGTTGAAACTTTAACTGTTATTCCTCTTGCCATGATTTCCTTTCTAGTACCAGCCATTGCTTCGCCAATGTGACCAAGCGACTGATGGTTTCTCGTAACGGTGTTGGATATACTCCAGCCCCCGCTCAATCTGACGCGGGGCTGGGGTATCGGGGTCAAGTTTCAATAGTTGTGGAACTCCAAAGGCAGAACTAGTAGGGTTCTGCGCTTTGTGATTCCAACCTGATTCCTTACCCCATAGTTTCATCAGAGCGCGATGCTCAGACAAGTTCCACTCGGGATAGGCCATGCGCATGAACTGTTTGGCATATAGTTTCAAGGCACGGGGAGTCCAATGGAACTCGCTCATTTCTGTAGGTTTGGTTTCGGTGTGTGGTTGTGGTACTGGCGTGTGCCCTGGCAGCATTGACCAGAACACTAGATACCATGCTGTAAGCAAGGCGAATAGTTTTTTCATCTAACAACCCATCTGTAGAGGATATAGAAAACTGTAATGAGGAAGACCCAGGACTGTAATGGTGTGAGAGGGAGGATTGATATGTCATTCATCTCCCCACATCCTGTCTGGTTCTCCCGTATCTTCTTCTTTTTCTTCTTCTATATCTTTGTCTAACGCTATGTCATCTTCTAGTGGTGGCTCATAACTCATCGTCTTCTATCTCCTTTAGCATTTCGTCTAGTATGGGTTGCACTGCTAGTGCTGCTTTATCTAATGCTTCTTGTAATTCTTTACTCATCGTCTCCTCCTTCCACATAGATTCGTCCAGTTGCCATCATCTCTTCGAGGATAGCGTTGGCTTTTTTGATTGATGCTATGGCTGTATCAATGGACTCATTCAAGTCCGCTATCTCATGAACTGTGTACGACATCTGTTGCTCCTAACTTTTCTAGTCCGCATGGGATACAGTAGTTTCTATCTGCTAAATCCCAGTGCTCTACTTGGATTGACATATTACATTTGTCGCAGTGTGCTGTCACATACTTTCTTTGTATCTTTACTTCGTTTGCCATAGGTCTTCCTTTGCTACATCTTTGTCTATGTAGTAGTAGTTACTACGCGCCTGCTTTTCTGTTCTTAAAGCACGGCGTAGTTCTGTATTCTCTCTCATTAAC